TCCCAGCAAGGGAGGCGAATGATGCCCACTTTCCGTCACGGTAAGCGAACCGTAGTCCTGCTGAACGGGACTGATATGTCCCCGTTCTTGAACGAGGCTACGCAGACCCAGGAGATCGAAACTGCGGAGACTACGACCTTCGCAGATTCGGACAAGACGTACATTACGGGACTAGGCGACGGGACGATCTCCACGAGCGGCCTATTCGACGGAACCGCTAACGCTTCTAACGATGTCCTCACCGGTGCTATCGGGCAGGAAGATAACACCTTCACGGTGCTGCCAGAAGGCGCTACCGCAGGCGCGAGAAGCATCATCGCTAACGGCCAGTTGACCTCCTATGAGGTGTCCTCTCCGGTGGGTGACGTTGTCGCTATCTCAGCAGAAGTTCAGGCCGATGGAGGACTGTTCTCCGGTCGCGCTCTGAACGCTCTCACCAACACGGGAACGTCGGCATCGCTGACCGGCATTAACGACGGCTCATCGACCAGCGGTGGGGGCCTCTTTAACCTTCACGTTACGGCGAACACGCGCGACGGTGCGGCAACCGTCAAGGTCCAGCACTCAGCAGATAACGCAACCTGGGTGGACCTCGTCACATTCTCTTCCGTCAGCGCCAGCAGCACGGCGGGAGAGAGCATCACCAGCACGGGCACGGTGAATCAGTATCTCCGTGCAGCACACACCCTCGCCGGATCGTCCGGCTCCATCACCTATCACGTTTCGGCAGCAAGGAGATAACTGTGCCTACCTTCAAGCATGGCAAGAACGCCTACTTCGCCCTCGACGGGACCGCAGCATCACTCGTCAACATCAGCGGCACTCTGAATGAGATCAGCATGCCGCGCGAGATTGAGACTGCGGAGACGACTGCGTTCGGGCAGAACGACAAGACCTACATCACCGGCCTCGGTGACGCCACCATTTCGCTCTCCGGCATGTTCGATGCCACGACTGACACGATGATTGCTGGCGATATCGCCAACCTGAAGTCGGGTTCGGTGTCCAGCCTCTCGTTCGAGTACGGTCCCGCTGGCTCCGCATCGGCCCAGCCGAAGTTCACGGGCGAGGCGCTCATCACTTCCTACGAGGTTTCCTCCCCGGTCGGCGATGTCGTCACCTATTCGCTCGAACTTCAGGTCACGGGCGGCGTTACCGGCACCACGTTCTGACGCACGGTTCAGTAACTTTCCACGTTCCCATGTGGACCAACCAAAGGAGTAACGGTAATGGCTAGTTTGCGTGACAAGATCTTCGCAGCACAGGACATCCCGACCGAGGTTGTGAGCATCCCCGAGTGGGGAGTCGATGTTCTCGTTCGTGGCATGAGCGCAGGCGACCGCATCACCCTGATGCAGAACGCTTTCGACCAGACCACGCAGCAAGTGAACATGAGCATCGTCTATCCCGACGTTGTCGTGTCGTGCACCTTCGACCCTGACAGCAACGAGCCGGTGTTCACGACCGCAGACAAGGACGCGATCCTCGCGAAGTCCAGCGCAGCAGTCGAGCGTCTGGCTAACGTCGGACTTCGGCTGTCCGGTATCGGCAAGGAAGAGCAGGACGCGGCGGGAAAAGATTCCTCCAAGTCCCCGAACGACGATTCATCTTCGAAATAGCGCAACGGTTGGGGAGGACGGTGGATGAACTCCTACTTGGAGGCCCAGGCCACCGTCCTCTCACTTCCGCAGAACTAACGGAGTGGATCGCGCTAGAGCATTTGCGGGTCTGGGAGCAGGAGCAGGCCTCGAAGAAGAAGAGGTGAACTCATGGCGGTAGCAACAGAGGTTGTCGCCCGGTTCACAGCCGACATCAGCGATGTCCAGTCGAAGATGTCGATGGCGCGTGGCGCTTTCGCGACCGTAGGCGAAGCGGCATCGTTCTCTAGTAAGCGTATTGCCGAGGTCGGCAACGCTATGGCCGATGTCGGCAAGAAGATGACGGTCGGCATCACCCTCCCCCTGGGTGGTGTAGCGGCTGCCGCAAGTACCGCAGCGATCTCGTTCGAAGCCAGCATGAACAAGATCATCGGCCTGGTCGGTATCGCATCTGATGAGGTCGCCCGAATGGGCACCGAAGTCACCGGTATGGCTGGTCAGATCGGCAAATCGCCTGACGAACTCGCCGCTGGCTTGTTCGTTGTGACCTCCGCAGGCCTGCGCGGGTCTGACGCGATGTCCACCTTGGCGAACTCTGCTAAGGCTGGTGCTGCTGGACTCGGCGAAACTAACGATATCGCTCGCGCTGTCGCTGGCGCACTATCCGCTTACGGCACAGAAGTCCTCTCCGCCTCTGATGCGACAGACGCTATCGTCGCTACGGCTCGTGCCGGTAACTTCGAAACGAGTCAATTCGCTGCCGCGATCGGGCGCGTGCTGCCTTTCGCGAAGCAGGCCGGTGCATCCTTCCAAGAAATGGGTGGCGCGGTAGCGCTCCTGACGCGCGTGAACGGTGACGCCGCACAGTCAGTCACACAGATACAGGCTTTGTTCCGTGCTTTCGTTGTTCCAACCGAGGAAGCGAAGACCGCACTCGATGAAGTGGGCATGAGTGCAGAGGATCTACGCGACTCGATTGCCGCTAAGGGGCTACCCGCTACGCTGCAAATGCTGGATAAGGCGCTCGGAGGTAACCGGGAGCAGTTGGGTAGGCTGCTGGGATCATCGGAAGCGGCATCTGCGGCGTTCCAAATCCTTGATTCGGACGCTGCCACGATCGAAGCGACCTTCGGCGGGGTGCGCGCGAGCGCTGGCATGACCGCTGAAGCCTTCAATGCCGTCGCGCAGACGACTCAGTTCCAAATGAATCAGGCGATGTCCCAGTTGAAGGCCACCCTCATCGACCTTGGGAACCAGTTCCTACCGATTATCAAGACTGTCGTTGACTTCATGCAGGCGAATCTGAAGGCGTTCAGTTCCCTACCGGGTCCGATCAAGACTGTCATCACGGCATTCGCTGGGATTCTCGCCGTCGTCGGCCCATTGCTGTTTATTGTGGGTAAGTTGATCGTCGTCTTCTCCGGTCTTCTGTCAATTATGCTGAAGATGCGCGCTGTCGGGGCGCTACGGCTGGCGTTCGCTCAGTTGCGCGGCGAGATGGCCGCTACGCGAGCCAGTCTGAAGCAGACACAGTCCTCTATCGGGATGATAGCGACAGCAGCAAATACGGCTAAGGTGACGGTTGTCGCTTCCTTTAAGGCGATTGGCGTTGCCGCGAAGGGTCTGCTCGCAAGTCTCGGGCCGATCGGTCTCGCGATGATCGCTGTCGGTGCGGCTTTCGAGATCTTCGTCGGCAAGGCTGCCGGGACAGAGCATCATCTGGCTAACCTCCGTGACGAGATTGACCTGACGACGGGGAAGATGAGCGAAGCGGCAAAGATCTTTATCGCCTCAGAACTCCGGCACAACATCAGCCAAGAGGACTTGGCGATGATGGAGAACTATGGCATCTCAATCTCCGGATTTATCGCGGCACTAGAGCAGGGTGGCCCGGCTCTTGACGCGTACAGGCAGAAGTTCGCTGATATGCGCCTCGAAGCAGAAGGCGCAGGGGGCCTGTTCGACACGGGCTTCGCCAACGTCGGCACCATCACCTCCATGGACACGATCATCAACACCATGAATGGGATGATCGACCAGTACGGTAATGCGAAGTTGGTTGCAGCGGACCTCGCAGCGGCACAGGTTGATGGCGCTGTCGCCGCTGCCGACGCGCAACGCGGACTTATGGCTACGCATCGCGCAGCCGCACAGGAGAAGCGCGCCGCGGACAAGAGCATGACGGACTCGCAGAAGGCTCTTGATGCCGCTCTGAACGCTGGCGTGGAGGCTGTCGAGGGCTTGCAGAAGGCTTTCGAGAAGATGAACGAGGTTATTTCCCAGGAAGCCTCGCGCGATTCCGCAATCCAGAGCATCAAGGATCTCAATGCGACGCTGGAAGAGAACGGCACCGCGCTAAAGGGAAACTCCGACGCTGCTATGTCTAACCGTTCTGCCATCCGGGATGCGGCGCAGGGATGGATTGACTACGCGGCTGCCGCGAAGGACCCGGAGGAAGCGCAGAAGCGACTCGCCAAGGGGCAGGATGAGATTCGTGCAGCG